GGAACCGGCCCCGACCCTGAAGGCGCTGATCCGGCTGACCCCCTATGTCGCCTCGCTGGCACCGCACCGGCGCGACACGTTTGTGAACTGGCCCCGGCAGCAGCGGCGGTTTCGCGTGACCGCCGCCGAGGAACTGCGCGGACAGGGGCGGTTTCTGTCGCTGGATCTGGTGGAAACGGGAGGTGCGTCATGATTGCCGATCTCATCAGCCGCCTGCGCCGCCTCGCCCCGACGCTGGGCGGTCGGGTGATGGGGGCCGCCGAGGAGGAGGGCGCGCTGGCGCAGGCCGTGCCGCAACTCCCCGCCGCCTTTGTTTATCCGCTGGAGGAAAAAACCGAAGCCTCCGCCGGAGATTATCATCTGTGCCAGACCGTGCTGCACCGCTGGGCGGTGCTGACGGTGCTGGACGCCTCCGCCGATCCGCTGGGTTATGCCGCCGTGCGGCAGGCCTATGAAACGCTTCAGCCGGAACTCTGGCACGCCTGCCTCGGCTGGCTGGCCGATCCGCAACTGGAACCGGTGCGCTACCGGGGCGCGGTGGTGGTGAAACGGGACGCGGCGCGCCTGTGGGTGCGCTTTGCGTTTGAAGTTCCGCGTCTTCTCAGTGAAGGCGACGGGCGGGCTGATCCGGTGCCGACCGACGGCGGACCGGAGGATGCCGACCTCGGCAGCTTTACGACCCTGCTGCCGGTGTATTCCCTCAGGCCCGGTGCGGCTGCCGAAGACCTGATCGATCTTGAGGGAAATGACGGTCCGCTGTGAGGCGGACCCTTCTGTAACGTGCCTCATATCCGCAAATGCGTCGTCGCGGGCTTATGCCCGCTCGGGATTTGCTCAGGAGACATTCATGTTTGTTGTTCCCGCGCCGGACCCGTCCGGCGGTGCAGGCGGCTGCCTGCTGGTGATCGATCCTTTTACCGGGCGCGGTCTGCCCGCTGCCGGTGCTGAAGTGCCGGTGACTCCCTATTGGCGTCGTCGTCTGGCCTGCGGCGATGTGCTGCCGGTCAGCCCGGCGGCTGCCTTCACCCCGGCTGAGGCCGGGTCTGTTTCCCTTCCCGGAGATACTTTCGCATGATTATTTTCAATGAAATTCCTTCCGGCATCCGGACTCCCTTCACCTATGTGGAGTTCGACTCCAGCCGGGCGGTCCAGGGTGTGCCGCAGTTTCCGATGCGCCTGCTGGTGATCGGCCATGCCACGACCCAGACCGCCGGAACCATCGGTTCGCCGGTGCGTATCACCCGTGATGATCAGGTGGTGGATTTCGGCACCGGCTCGCAGCTTGCCCGCATGATCCGCACGGTTCGCCAGAATAATGCCTATACCGAAACCTGGGCCGTGCCGGTGGGGGATGTGGCGGCTTCGGCGGCGGCGGTGACGACCCTGACCTTCACCGGGACCGCCACCGAAACCGCGCTGATGGCGCTGTGGATCGGTGGCCGCCGTCTGCAGGTGCTGGTGCGCAAGGATGATGTGCCGTCGGCCTATGCCGCCGCCGTGGCGGATGCGGTGAATGCCGATATCCACCTGCCGGTCACGGCTGCCCGCACCGACCATGTCGTGACCCTGACCGCCAAGGGCAAGGGCATCCACGGCAGCCAGACCGATGTGCGCTTTGCCTATTACCCCGGCGAAAAACTGCCGGGCGGCGTCAATGCCGTCGTTGCCCGTCCGACCGCCGGTCTGGGCGTGCCGCATGTGGAGGACCTGTTTGCCGTGATCGGCGGCGAACAGTTCGATTACATCATCCAGCCCTGGACCGAAGCCGGTTTCATGGCGGCGCTGGAAGACGAACTGCTGGACCGTGCCGGGCCGCTGAAAATGCGGGAAGGCATCTGCTTCACCGCGCTGGCGGGAACCCATGCCCAGCTCTGCACCTGGGGGGAAGGGCGCAACTGCCAGTTCGTCAGCGCCATGGGGGCTTATGGCTCGCCGACCCCGCCGGACGAATGGGCTGCCGCCTATGGCGCGGTTGCCGCCTATCAGCTGCCGATCGATCCGGCCCGGCCGATCCATACCCTGCCGCTGAAAGGGGTGCTGGCGCCGGTTGCCACCGACCGCTTCACCCAGCAGGAACAGAATCTGCTGCTCTACAAGGGCGTGGCCACCTGGATGGTCTCTGCCGATGGCGAAGTGCAGATTCAGCGCGAAGTGACGACCTATCAGAAGAATGTCTGGGGCCAGCCCGACCCGTCGTGGCTGGATGTGCAGACCCCGGCGACGCTGGCGTTTCTGCGCAAGGACATCCGCTTTCTGATCGAAACCCGCTTCCCGCGCCACAAGCTGGCCGAGGACGGCACCCGCGTGCTGGCGGGCCAGCCGATCGTCACCCCTTCGATCCTGAAGGACGAGCTGATCGCCCGCGCCACCCTGTGGGAAGGGCTGGGGCTGATCGAAGGCGTGGAACGCTTCAAGCGCGAGCTGGTGGTCGAACGCAATCAGGGCGACCGCAACCGGGTTGATGCGGTGATTCCCACCGACCTCATCAACCAGTTCCGCGTCTTTGCGGGCCAGCTCCAGTTCATCATCTGATCCGAAAGGGATTATTGACCAATGGCCACCAGTCAGACCGTTGCCGATCGCGTCATCGGCAAAGCCCGCGTTACCGTCAACGGCGAAGTGCTGCGCACGGAAAAAGGCGTGAGCCTTGTTCTCGCCGGGGATGAAATCAAGGAAATCGAAGGCGATTACGAGGCCGGTTTCACCACCGAATTCAAATCGGCCGAACTGACCTGCAAAATCATGGTCAAGCCGGGCGACAGCCTTGAACGCTTTGTCGGCATGGCCGGGGCGACCGTGACCGTCGCCTTCGATACCGGGCTGCGCTACGTGCTGTCGGATGCCCGGCAGAACAGCCGCCCGAAAATTACCGGCAAGGATGGCGGCGCCGTGGACCTCAAGTTCACCGCCCACCGCTGCGAGGAAATGCTGGCCTGACGGCCGGATCATCCGGCACTGACGGAAAACCGGAGCGGGCAACCGCTCCGGTTTTTTTATCGGCATCACTGTCACAGCAACAGGACGGGAGACAGGCATGGCGGCGCAAGAGTGCAGCCCCTGCAAGGCTTTCTGGACGGCATTGGCGCGGGCGGACCTGCCCGCCCTGCCGGGACTGGCCCGGACCGCCATCGCCGCGCGGCGCAACGGCGGGACGGCAGGCGGCGAAACGGCGGCGTCAGGCTGGAAACAGCAGCTTGACCGGTCCGCCCGGCAGAAGGAGGGCGGGCGATGATGGAAAAACTTCAGCGCGGCTCCTTTCGCGGGGTTGCCTTTACAGTCATTTCACACCGGACCTCCGCCGGACGGCGGCTGGCCGAACACCGGTTCGCCCAGCGCGATCTGGGGTATCAGGAGGATCTGGGGCGGCAGGACCGGGTATTTACGCTGGAAGCCTATCTGGTCGGCGATGATGTGGCCGACCAGCGCGACCGGCTGCTGCAGGCGCTGGAAACCCCGGGGCCGGGCGAACTGATTCATCCGTGGTACGGGCGGCTGTGGGCCGTGGCCCGGCCGACGGACATTGCTGAAAGCCGCCAGGAACGCCGCCGCGTCACCGTTACCCTGACTTTTGTGGAAGCCCAGGAAGGCGGCGGCGAGGGCGTGCTGATCGCGCCGCAGCAGGGCGACCGGCTGCGGGGGGCGCTGGACCGGCTGCAGGGGGCGGGGCAGGGCCAGTTTGCCGCCGTGCAGATGGCGGGGATGCCCTCCTTCGTGCAGGACCGGGTGCTGGGACAATTGGGACGCAGCGCGGACGGGCTGGACCTGCTGCGCGGCCGCCTGCCGCTGACCGGAGACGAGCGGTTTGCCGCCGTTCAGTCGGTGGGGGCGTTCCGGGGGGCGGGCCTGTCGCCGGACAGCGGCGGGCTGCTGGCGCAGGCCCTCGACGGGATGCTGGGCGGCAGTTTCGGGGCCGACCCGATGCGCGGCCGCCTGACCGGTGATCCGCGAATGCCGCCGCAGCAGGGCGTGTCGCTGCTGAGCGGACTGGCGGGGGCGCTGACGGAACGGCCTCAGCCGCTCGGCTCCACCCGCTGGCGGGGGCAGGCGACCCGCAACGATCAGTCGCTGCTGGGCGGGCTGGGAATGATGCTGCTGGCAGGGGGCGGGCGCTCGCTGGTGCCCGGTCTGCTGGGCGGCAGCGCCAGCCGGGAAGAAGCCGAAGCCTCCTGCCGGCCGCTGCTCGACTGGAGCGAACGGGAACGGCAGGCCGCCGCCGAACGCGGCGATGATGCGGGCTGGCAGGCGACCGGTGACTTTCAGCAGACACTGCTGACCGCCGTGCGGACGCAACTGCCCGGTCTGCAGCGGGCTGGTTTCAGCCAGCCCATGCCGTCGCTGGCGGCATCGCACCGGCTGTATGGCGACAGCGGACGGGCGGCGGCGCTGGCCCACAGTTTTCAGGACCCGCGCACGCTGGCGCACCCCGGTCTGCTGACCGGCAGCGGCCCCGTGCCCCTGCCCTCTGTTTCGGGAGGCTGACATGGCCGATTTTCGCACACACTGGCGGTCGGACCGCTTCATCGGCGATTTTCAGCCCGGCGAGGCCGGACTGGCGGAAGGCTGCGATCTGGTGACGGCGGTTCTGATCAGCCTTTTCACCCACCGGCGGGCGCACAGAGATGACCGCCTGCCGGATCATGCCGAAGGCGACCGGCGCGGCTGGTGGGGCGACCTGCTGGGCGGACGGCCCATCGGCTCGCGCCTCTGGCTGCTGTCGCGGGAAAAACAGCGCCCGGAGGTGCTGCGCCGGGCCGAGGATTATGCCCGCGAAGCCCTGAACTGGCTGATCGAGGACAAGCTGGCTTCTGCCGTTCTGGTGGCCGCCAGCGCGCCGCAGCCCGGCGTGCTGCGGCTGGTGGTGCGGATCAGCCGGCCGCGCGGGGCCAGCGATCAGCTTGAACTTCAGGCCCCCTGGGCCGGGCTGGCCGATTGTACCGGCCTGACCGTGGCGGCCAACGGGGCGGCGGCCATGACCGTAACACCCGATCTGATGATGCAAGGACTGGCAGGATGAGTACTACGGATATCGGCTTCCGGCGGCCCGGTCTGCCGGAATTGAACCGCCGCGCGGCGGAAGAACTGACCCGCGCCGTTCCGGGCAGCGAAACCTCGCTGCGCTGGAGCAATCTGGGGGTGCTGGCCACCGTGGTGGCCGGGGCGGCGCATGAAATGCACGGGCATCTGGAAGCCGTTGCGGCGGCTTTTCTGCCGGACCGTGCCACCGGCATGATGCTGGACCGTCATGCCATCTGGCGCGGACTCGAACGGCTGCCTGCACAGGTGGCGGGCGGCGATGTGCGCTTTACCGGCGCCACGCCCGCCAGTCTGCTGCCCGCCGGAGCGCGGCTGAGTGCGCCCGACCGGCAGGTTTATGAGGTGCTGGCACCCGGCGGAATTGCGCTGGCGGACGGCACCCTGACTGCCCCGGTGCGGGCTCTGCTGCCCGGACCGGCGGGAAATCAGACTGCCGGTGTGCGGCTGGCGCTTCAGACGCCGCTGGCCGGTCTGCCCGCCGCCGGGGAGGCCGGTCCGCAGGGCCTGACCGGCGGGGCGGACGAGGAGGAGGATGAAGCCCTGCGGCAGCGGCTGGGGGACCATATCCGCCAGCCGCCGCAGGGGGGCGCGGCGCATGACTATGTCGGCTGGGCGCTGCGCGTTCCCGGTGTCACCCGTGCCTGGGCCATGCCCCGGCGGCGCGGGACCGGGATGGTGCTGGTCCATTTCATGATGGACGATACCTACGGCGACGGTCTGCCGCGCCCCGGCGATATCGCGGCGGTTCAGGCGGTTCTGGACCGGGAGGCGCCGCTGGGCGCGGTGCCGGTGGCCAAGGCCCCGGCGGCTCTGCCGGTGACCGTGACCGTGCGCGATCTGCTGCCCGCCACCCCGGCGAACCGGGCGGCGGTGGCGGCGGAACTGAAGGACCTGTTCCGCTACACCACCATGCCGGGGCAGCGGCTCCCGCTCAGCCATATCCGCGAGGCGGTCAGCCGGGCGACCGGCGAATATGACCACCGGCTGGATGCCCCGCTGACCGATCTTCTGCCGACAGCGGAACAGATTCCCGTGCTGCAGGAGGTGACATGGGTGACGAGCTGAGACCGGTAGACAGCCGCTGGTATTTCAACGGGGCGGGAGACCGCCGGACCGGCTGTTCGCCCACCGGACGCAACCGTGTGCCGTATCATGGCGGCGGCGTGCCGTTTGATTTCTGCCCGCCCGGCACCGCGCGCACGCTGGCGCCGGTGGCGCCGGTGAAGCCCGCCGGGGATGTGGCCGATTATCGGGACATGCTGCTGGCACTGCTGCCGCCCGGTGAGGTCTGGCCCCGGCAGGCGGATACGGTGCTGGGGCAGGTGATGGAGGCGGTTGCCGCCGCCGTCTTCGCCCCGGTGGCCGAGCGGGCCGCCGCCCTGCTGAGTGAGACCGATCCCCGGCTGGCCTTTGAACTGCTGCCCCGCTGGGAAGCCTGGCTGGGACTGCCGGACGGGTGCGATCCGCTGGCAGGCACCGACCTGACCGCCCGGCGCGCGGCGGTGCTGCTGCGGGAATCACCGGTGGCGGTACGCAGCCGGGCCGATCTGCTGCGGCTGCTGGGCGACCTCGGGTTTCCTGCCGGGGTCGAGGAGCAGATCCCCTGGGGAACCGGAACCCGCAGTCGCACCGGCTGCGCCCGCACCGGCGGCGGCTGGTTCGGGGTGATTGTCCGCGTCAGCTGCCTGCCGGGGGTGGGCATGCCCCGGATCGGCCGGGGGATTGCCGGACTGATGCGGGTGGGGGATCGCGTTCCCCGGCCGCTCGACTGCCTGCTGCGGC